TTACTGTAATGAACTAACCAAACAGGACACTAGCTGCTGATCAAGTTTTACGACAGCCTCTCCCGCGATACCTAACGCATTTGAAACTTTAGCCCCATACATATCCCAGGCTACCCACATCGCTGTAACAGCCGCAACGGCGATACCGGCACCCATAGGGCTCATTACCCCCTGGACAAGCATGGATGTCATTGATTGGCCTGTAGCGTCTGCTTCGGCCCTCAAACGCGAAAATGAACCCGGGAGCTGCTGCAAATTATTAGCGATGCCCTGCATGCCATAAGGCATATCAGAGATAACACGGCTTACATCAACAAGCGCACTGTTAAGTGCCTTGGTATTTGTTACCGTTGCCGGCGAAATGAGATTGTCGGAGGTGTTTTTGAGTTGCGATATTTGCGCCTGCAGATCCTGAGATTTTGTCTTCAAGGCATCGAAAGCCTCTGTTCCGACCTTTAAGTTTGTGAACTGAGAGTGTACCTCTGCGAGCTGTTTACCAAGAGAGTTTAATGAGCTTTCCGTCGAACTCGCAGCCGATGTAACACTTTTCAGGCCATCACCAGTGGACGCAACAGAGGCCCCCTGACTGTTCAGCGATGACACCGCAGCAGTAATCCGGTTAATCGCCGATTCTCCAGATTGCCCGAGAGCCGTTAAGCCTGTATCGACCTGGTTGAGCCCTGATAAATCAGCACCTTCCGTGTCAATAACTACTTTTAGTTTGATGTCCTCTGATGATACGGCCATACTTACTCTGCTGCTTTTTCAAGTTCCTGTTTGATAGGATAAAACTCCTTCCAGTAAACAAACTCATCCATACTCATCACCGCCTTCCACTCCGCCACGCTTCGGCCACCTAACTTTTCAGCCAGCCAGAACCAGAAAAAAAGGTCTGGCTGGTCTCTTAGTTTCCCTCAGCTGCTTCCGGGTCAACCACCTTCATCATGGCGCTCGATATATTGCCCGTAGTCTCGATGAATCCCTTCTTAAGCAACGTCTCAATATCTTCATCCTTAAACACCCGGGCCCCATTTTCGTCAAGAGCTTTGCTGATAACAACCTGCGCGTTATTATGTGGACCCGTTGCTTTCTCTGGAAGCAGGTTATTGACAGCATCATACTCCTCGCCAGTTACCGGCTTGAAGAAGATTTTTTCATTTCCCCATTCTTTTACAGTAAAACTTCTCAATGGCAGGCTATCATAAATACCTGCAATTTTCTCAATCAGTCTGAGTCCCATAACTTTCTTTTTTATTTATTGTTAAACGTCCATTTAATGGTGGTTCACTGCATCCCTTTTACGGGAATACGCCAGCAGTAAAAGCACCCGACACTTTCAGCACGATATTTTTGGTCACAAGGGTTTTCTTGTCATACGTTTCTTTGCCCATACTCTGCACAAAAATCGTCCCGGTGATTTTCGGAGATCCAGCTGTCGTTCCTTCAGGAGCAAGGGTAAACAGCAGGCTAGTTCTTGCGGCATATGCTGTTACCAGAGCCATCTGTCCATTCGTGTCACCCGTTTTCTTCTCAACAGTCACGTTTATCGTTCCTGATCCCTTTGCTGTCGTGTATTGTACTGGAGGATCTTCGTCCAGCAGCTCGCTCTCAACAAGATTTACGTCGCCCTCATCCCATTCGATCGATCGAATGCTGGCGATATAGTTCGGTGTTGCACCAAGTCCGAGTTTTGCATTTTTACCAAGGATCGACATCGTTTAGTTCTCCTTATCATGTTTTATTGTTATCAATTTCGTATCAGCTGGCTTCAGTTGTACCGGCAGCGACCAACCGACGGTCAACAACCGGTCTGGATGTCCCGGGAAATCCCAAACGTCTTCTTCAACTCCCTGCGGGTTCACCAGCCTTACTGTTTTATCTTTCGCTTCTTCCGCCATCACTCCCTCCGTTGTGGTTATCAGCACGCTGTTTCAGCGTCGCCGTCTTCGGTTTGATATTCAACTCTATACACAATATCCAGCCTTGTATGCCGCACTGCCGTAGAGGTTACATGCTGCCGGTCAGACCCAACATAAACCAGGTTATAAGCCAGCCTATTAAAAAACCGACCACCTGCATTATCGGTATATAACGCCGCTTCGATTTCCGCAAATGCACGTCCTGTCACCATGGTATCATCACCCTCAACAACGACACCAAGGTTCAGCTTTACAGCCTTTGAAGTGCCGTCCGTTGTTCCGCCGATATTGCCCTCAGATCCAAGCGATATACAGAGCCCCGGCATCGTCTCCGGAGTGAGGGGGTGCAAACGCGATCGGAAAACCGTAGTTCCTGTCGTGTCGAGCCCCGTTAAAATGGTTACAGCTCGGTCAAAAATCTGCGTTTGAACGTGATACATCAGGCAGCCTTTTGAATCTGCGTTTTTACATTCACCAGAATCCCGTACGTCCACGACCCTTTTCGCTCTTCCACATAATCGTCCTGCACCAGCTCAATGCCGTCTACACAACCAGCAGGCTTATACCCGATCAGCCGCAATGCTGCAAGGTCAAGCAGCTCATAAATGCCAGTCCCGGTATCCCTTGCCTGCAACGAATCGGAAAACACCAGGCATTCGTACATCATCGTTCGATCCTGCACCGTAATGCTTCCAACCACCCGCTTAGGGGTATACTTCGACCCTGTATAGCGCACCACAACCGCCCCGTTCGATGCCAGAGCAACAAGGATCTGCTCAGAGGGCTGGCGAGGGTACGATTCAATCTTTACTGGTACCTCAACAGTTGATCCATCAGCTTTCGGCATCACCTTAACCAGATTTGGCACACCGGGAATCACTGCGCCAAGCCGGGCTTTAAGAGCATCCTCGATATCTGTTATACTGCCTGGCATTTATTCCCCCTCTTTTGGAGTTGCAGCTAAAGCTTGCGCCGGTCCTGATCCGCCACCAATCTTGTCATTCAGAAACTTTTCAGAGACAATCCAGAACGGCGGATCAATCTTGGCTTTTTTCACCTTCACCGCTTTTGCCGTCTCATCGTAATACTCAACACTGGTAGTGATCTGCTCAACGCCCCGAAACATCACATCAGTACCGGCAAAAGTCAGCTCGGTCGATTTCACCGATGGAAGAAGACTGCATCCACCAAGCATCAGCAAAACTGACGCCATAAGGATTACTTTTTGTGCAGTGCGTCCCATAGCTTTGAGTTTTTAATTGTTTCCACAACACGCGTCTTTTCTGCAAGAGGAGCCACCGATACCGCCTTTGTTGTAGCGCTGTACTCAGGAGTCTTTTGAGCCTCCTTAATCACCTCAACGGCAGTTTCTTTCGCTACCGTACCCAGCAAGCTGGTGAGGCGGGAAAAGACCGCACTCACCACTGCCAAAAGTGTCGCCCACATGATCAGCCAGGGATATGGAAAGCAGAGCGAACCTTCGCAAGGATAGGTTCGATGACGGCATCATCAATCGGTGTTGCCGTGCTATCAACAAGTTCCTGAAGCTTGTCAAGCACTGAATCGGCAGCTGCATCAACCTTTTCATCAGGCACATACGTCAACATTGCCTTAATTGCAGTCTCAAGAAAAGAGGCTACGGTGGTTTCAATTACATTCGACATAACGGTCTCCGTTTTTATTGTTGTTGTAGTTAATCGACCAGCTCGAAATGAACTAGATCGTCAAAAGAATTATCTTTCAGCTCTGTATCCCCATCCCAGTCACCGCCCCACCGAATATGAATCCCCCGGATTTCAGAAACAGCAAGCACAACCCCTGCAAACAGCGTAAGCCTTTCACGATCTTTCCAGTCAATGGGCGCTTCCTTTCTTTCGAACGGCCCGGCATCAACGGCCTTACTTGGGTCAGAGTTATGTTTGCTCTGCGGAAACGGAGTCTTCGAGTTCCCGGCCTCTACAGCTGCATCCTGTTCCGCCTTTGTCCTGTTCCCACACAGAATCACGCAATCGAAATAGTGAATAACCTCATTGAATAACCGCTGCAGCCGAGGGTCGGCAGTGGCTAATTTTTCCTTTGATTTTGTGCTGAATACTGGCATTCTTAGAAATCAGTTATCATTTACAGGCGCAACCCCGTTAAATCGCGTTAAATGGTACTTTAGCGGCCATTATCTCCCATAGAGACGAACATTGACGCACATCAACCAGAAAAATCCGTCCTGAGCCGTTTATGGCTCGTCTTGATCAAGTCCAATCCGGGGATAATCATCATCCAGTAATCCACCGGTAAACCCCTGGAGAAACCGCCGCCTTGTATAATTCACCCTTGGCCCCTGCGCCTCAGCAATTGTATCTGTTCCAGTATCAATCCTGAACGTGTTCTCCGTAATTCCTTTCAGCTTTTCCATCAACCTCTTATAGAGCTGCGTCATTGCGTCAGATATCTCATCAGCCATTCGCCTGGCATACAGGTGGTACTTCATCAGCTGTGCTGTCAGCTCCTTGATCTCATCCGGAACCGGACTGAAAGGCAAGGTGTAGAGCCCACGGCAGTAGAGGTGGATATCAGCGACTGCCGCTGTATTTGCCGCCGTGAGGTTTGCCGTTGCTGCAGTGTCCATAGTACCAGAACCATAATCATCACAGCACTCAATAATCTTCTGCAGGGGCATTACCCCTTGCAGATAGGTAAGGTCAACGTACAGCATCAAGCAAGTCTCACGCCCGGTAACACAGCAAGAGACCGGATATTCAACGACTGCGAATCTGCCTGCAACTCAACCGTCTGCTCAAAGAAGTTTCCATTCATAATCATTGGATATACCTTCAAACCATTCCTTGTGGTCATCAGGGAGAAATATCCCTGTTCAGCGGATCGGAATGCGTAAATGCTCGTACAGTCAGTGCTGGTACCCTTGGTCTCCGTCAAAGGCAGGATCTCTGTTCCGTCATACTTGAATCCAGCCCAGATAACAGGAATACCGCTGAACGTGGTGATTCTACGACCAAACTGGTCAATAGTTGAATCGCATTCATCAGCCGCGATCGAAGAGAGTCTCGACCATACCCGGCTATTCATAACAATCCCTTGAGCCCCACCAGTCACTGAAGCAATCAGCACCTGCAGCATCTCTTTGAACCTCTGCTGGCTCGATACCGCGGTATCACTGATACCGGCAGTAACCTGGAACCCGTTTACGCCTGTATCGGTCAAGGTCTGGCTGGCATTAAGAGCGGCAACCGTTTTCTTCATACCGTTGAACTGTGCCGGAGTAAGTGTACTATCGCCAGTAATCAGATACTCGTTGATATTGCGACCAAGCGTCTGGCCGAAAGCCGTAAGCTCACGCTTCATCTCACTTGGGATATCTCCGCCACGCTCTTCGTAAGCCCTGTCAAGACGCATTGTTTTACCAAGGATTTTCAGCGCGTATGTTGCATAGGAAGGAGCACTATCAACCTTGGATGCAAAATCATTTGCCACAGCACGGAACAGAGCCGCAGTATTAACATCAGCATCATTCCTTATTAACGCCGACCCACCAGGCTGATAAAAGAAGTGGATATAATCCAGCAAAGGAGCTGTTAACCGAACATTATCAAGAACAAGCCGGGTAAGTTCATCACCGCCAGAAACTTCATAGAGTAACATGTGTCGTATCGTTTGTGTTGTTGAAAATTTCTATTACTTACCTGTTTTTGCAGCCTCGAACTGCTCCGTTAAAGCGTCAAGTACTGGGTCAGCCGTAGAAGGCGCACCTTCCGGTGCTTCCTCATTCGTTGCCACCTCCTCAAAAACGATTTGAGGCTTTGCGCCGGAAAACAGCTCCTTGAGCACGTCAAAGCTCGATTTCTCAACCGTGGCCCCATCAACCTCAAAATGCCGTGGCTGGGCACCGTGCAAATCCGTGAGTATTCCAACAATCTGGTCTTTGATCTTTGGCGTAATCACCGACTGGTGCTTAGCACAGAACCCAAGGATCTCTGTCTGCACCTTCAATGATTCAGTATCACTCTGCGACTGCAAGAGTGCCGCATTCTCCGTCCGGAGCCGTTCAAGCTCTTCTTTTTCTTCTCTGCTCATATCAGTTTCAAATTGGGTTGTGTTGTTGTCAGTAACTGGAATCTCAAGCTTGAGGAAGTCCATCACGTAAGATGGCAGGAACTTTTCTGCCGCATCGATACCGTTTGCTTCAATCTCTTTGTCTCGCATTTTTTGGAACAAGCCAGCAACATCTTGCATCCAGCTCTGCAGCTGCCATTTCCAGCTGATGTCGAACCCTTCAACCGGGGTACCGAGATCCGAGGCTTCAAACTCAACCTCTTCGGTATAGACGGCCGGAACATTGTTCGAAGCTTCAAACGCGGCTCCAAGGCCAACCACCGCCGGGTTATCCGTAAAGCCGATGTGGACAATCTCACCAAGTCTTCCGAGGCCGATCGATACCTTATCACAGCCAGCCTTCTTCAGCCCGGCGATCCAGTCCTTTGCAAAGTCAAGCGGCTGAGCGGTCAAATAAGTGCGGTCATCTTCCTCAAACACCTCGACACTGTTTCTGTCAGCGTAGCCAAGCACCGGCAGGTTGTTCTGCGGGTGACGGTAAGTGTACGGGATTTTCAGCGGGCTATTGGCCTTAGTTGACTCAAAGACACCAAGCACCTTTGCTTTAGGCCAAACCGGTGAGTTTTCATTCTTATGCACTCCGGAGGCAAATATTTTGTGGCGTTTAAATTCCATGCATCGGTAATCATTTGGTGATAAAGACTCAGTGCTGCGGAGCGGCAGCGTCTCAATAGCTCCCTTGATTACTTGCAACATATCCCCCTCAATCGGCAAAACTTGCATGTTCCATTTCCGGGAAAACTCTTCTGGAAAGCGATCTATAGGACTCTGCCAAATATCAAGGCTACCTTGGATCAGTATCAAAAACACATAACCCATCATTATGACAGAAGTAGTACCACAAGGATTTGTTGAACTCGCGTTACAACTCGGTATTGCGGTACTGCTCTTTGGAGCGCTTATCATCTTTTCTACCGTAACCAGGCATTGGATTAAAACCGAGCAACTCCACTGGACAGAAGAATTCAAGATCCGCGAACAAAAAGATGCTGGTGATAAAATGATGCTTACCAGTTTGATCGAAAAGAATTTCTCAATCCTGACCGATGTAATGAAAGACAGCCGTGAACAGATCCACGCCATCACCCAGCTGGTCGAACGTATCAAGACAATGCAAATTCATTACGACCAGGCATTTCGAGACCTCTTCAATAAGCACGACGAGCATTCCAAAAACCCTTGCTTCGACCATTTCAGAGCACTACTCGAACAGAAGAACCATAACCAATGAGCCATATCCGCGACCTCAAACTTGGCCAGCTTGAACAGCTGCGTCACAAAATCACAACACTTGAAGCTCAGGCCGACGGGGCCATTCTCATTATCAGCATGAAAACCTACTCCAAGAATGACCTTGCAGGGCTGGAAGTCGAGCTCATCTCTCAGGCAGCAAAAGATTTAAAAGAGTACGTCCTTCAGTTGCGCACCCTCAAGAAGCAGGCAAACGACCTTAACGAAGAGCTTTATGGCTAAGAAAGCAGAGCTTTACAGCGAAGCTGAACGGCTGTACGTGCAGGAACATCTTGGCCAGGCTGATATCGCTGAACGCCTGGGCGTCGCTGAGCGCACCGTCCGGTATTGGGCAAACGAGGGGAACTGGTCAGAACGCCGTGGGAGCTTCGTTGAGGCAACCAGCAAGACCAGCGAGAAGCTCTACAAACTTGTTCAGACACTGACCGATAAAGCCATCGAAAGTGTAGAAAATGGCGAAGTGCCAAGCCAGTCTCAGCTCTTCTTTATCAGCAAGATGGCCCCGTTACTGCTCAAGCTGCAGAGCTATGAAGAGTCGTCAGCCCCACAGAAACAGGACGAAGTTGATAAAGAAAAAGCCGCAACCCGGTTCGAAGACGTTATGCAGGAAATGCAAAAAACCTTAATGCAGCTCGGTCTTGGTTAAAAAACCGATACATCCAGAGGAACTCCCTCGCACCGCCACCATCATCGAGGAAAAGGTTTTTATGCCTTACCAGATCGATGTTATCCGTGATGAGCACATCGCGCAGCTGGTGGAGAAAGGACGGCAGGAGGGTCTCAGCTGGGCACTCGCATACAAGTCCTATAAATGGACAGGCAGGGAAGGCCGGTACCCGACATTCTTCGCCACCAAGACAAGGATCCTCGCCAAACAGTTTATTCAGGACTGTTCCGCATGGGCAAAGCTCGACCGGATGATCAAGAGCGCAATTGACGCCACCTACGAAGACGAAATCAAGGTGTTCAACTCCGCCACCGAAGAAGAAGAGACCGTCAACACCTACAACATCCGCTTCCCGAACAAAATGGAAGTGACCGCCCTTTCAAGCAACGCTGATGCAATGAGAGGATGGCGAGGCTATAAAATCGCCGATGAGTTCGCGATCCACAAGCAGCAGCCCGAAATGCTCGATGCTATTCTGCCTTCCAGAATGTGGAGGTTCCCGTTCTCATTTGTCAGCACCCATAAAGGCATCAATTCCGAGTTCAACAAGCTGATCAAGAAGTTCAAGAAAGGCGACCTTGGAGCGGACTGGAACCTTATCTCGATTCCGATACAACGGGCAGTGGCCGATGGCCTCTTGGAAAAAATCTATAAACGGCCGTTTACTGAAGAAGAACGCCGTGAGTGGCTTGCAAACCTCGAACGCGAAGAAGGGCAACGCCGGTGGAAACAGGAGTACTGCTGTATCCCTGAAGACGAAGCAGGCGCATTCTTCAGCTATGATCTTCTTATCGCCGCTGAAATGGACGGCGTCCTCTACGACGATATCCAGAAGTTCAGCGGAGCAACGCAAGAACAGGAGGCACAGAAATGGTTTGAGAAAATCGCCTTACTGATAAAATCTGACGGTCTTGGAAAGTTTTATATCGGCATGGATATTGGCCGCGACATCAACTATACCGTGCTCTGCCTGATCGAAGAATTTGCAGGCATCAAGTTTATCCGCGCACTCGCAGCGCTTGAGAAAATGCGGTTTCAGGTGCAGCAGGACTGTGCAAGGATCTGGATCAGAACCGACCGGTTCCGCCGGGCCTGTGTCGATAACCGGGGTATGGGCCGTGAAACCGTCGAACGCCTGCAGCAGGATTTCGGGCCGTACCTGGTCGAAAAGATCGATTTTAACCTGGTGCTCAAAGAAAAGATGGCTTATTCCGTCTACCAGGGACTGACAGACCGCCTGCTTAAAATCCCCATCAGCGATACCGTTCGTGACGATTTTCACAGCATCCGCAAAGAAACCACCGATGCCGGGAACGTCCGATACGTCGCAAAGGTGAACGACACCGACCCGAACTCACACGGTGATTACTATACAGCGATTTCTCTTGCTGACCACGCCACCGGAAATGCGGCAACCGACATACCGGACGCCATAAAGACCACCAGTAAACTACCCGACCGCAAAGAGCGTATGGAAGCCCTGCTTGAGGGATACGACAACTCTTTTCGGGCACAATCAATGAGATTCCTATGAAACCTAAGATCAGCACCACCAAAGTCATACAGGAAGAGCTCGCAATCCGGACGCTGGCCGAAGGCTTGATCGATGTTACCAAGCTACTCCCGCATCCAAGCAAGGTGCTCAAGAGCATTGTAAAAACCATTGACGTATTCGAAACAACACTCAAACAGCCTGACATAGCCGCAGTTTCAAGGCGCTTCCGTGATGGCATAAAAAAGCTGGAATGGGATGTTTCCCGCGTTACACAAAGGGGAGAACGAGCTGCATTTGTGAAAAGCGTTTGCCGCGACATGAACCTCAACAGCATTATTCCAGCAGCAGTCAGCGCTCGTGATTTTGGGTATACTGTACTTGAAGCCAAGTGGTCGACAGTAGGAAAATACAGCCTCATCACCGATCTGGTTGAAAAACCCCGCGAATGGTTTCGCTTTAACTTAGCGAATGAGTTGCTGCTGATTTCAAGGGCTACGCCTGAAGGCATAAGAGTCGATGACGTCTACCCCCGCAAATTCATCGTTATCCAGCATGAAGCCTCCTACAAAAACCCCTACGGGAATGGCCTCCTTGACGAAGCCTACTGGTACAGCAAAGGACTCGCCGCAAACTTCGAATACCACCTTGGATTTCTCGAAGACGATGGCCGTGACCACTGGATGGGATGGGTTCCACCCGGCAGCGACAACGCCTACAAAGACAAGGTAGAGCTTGCACTGCGGAGGCTCCGCAATGCGGCGGTGGCAGTTATTGAGGAAGGTACCCGCATCGAGAAGAATGAAAACAAAGGCAGGACAAGCACCAGCGAAGCGTATGAGGTTTTCAAGCACAGTTGCCGCTCAACCATCAATATGCTTTGGCTTGGCAGCGATTTGGCCGCCTCTCTAACTGGCGTAGGCAGCTATGCCAGCAGCAAGACCGGGCAGGACATTCAAGATGATGCCCTTGAATCCGGAAAGGAACTGCCGGAACAGGCTATCAATCAGGCCATAAAATGGATGGATGAAGTAAACACCTTCCCCGGCGACGCCGCCGAAGAAGTCGCTTTTTATCTCTATAAAGCCCCCAAAAGCGACAAAGAACAGGCTGAGATTGATCAGATTTACAGTAATGCCACCGGCAAAAAGCCAAGCCCGCAGCTGCTTGCCAAGCGAGGCTACGAAGAAGGTGACTTCGAGGTTACTGCTCTTGCTCCAAAACCTGTGCAGACCTTCGAAAGCGGCTACAACATGCAGCCCCTCTTCAACGCGATTGAAGGTTTAAAAAAAAAGTACTGACAGAGAGCGAAGCAAAGCTTCTCAATCCAACACCCGATAAAGCATTTATCAAAGCCTGGTCAACAGCCATTGAACAAGCGTTAAACAACGCATGGAGTAAAGGCGCGAAAAGTTTCGATTACTGGCTAAGCAAAACCAACGGCACCACCTTTGAAACCAAGAACATCACCCTCCGCTTTGGCAACAAGGATGCCGCGGCTTTCCACAAGTTCAAAGCCTTCTGCAGCGCAGTCATTACCGATGATGAATTATCACAAGCAGTCAAAGAGAGCCTCAGCTACTCTCTCGGAAACGGCACCAGTTTTGCGGAGTGGCGGAAATCCGTTGACCAGGTGTTTGAGCAGCAGGGCGTCACCAAGCTTAACTCCTTCAAGGCCGAAACCATTTACCGCAATGAAACGGCAATGGCTTATGGAGCTGCACAGTTTGCAAAGCTGCAGACAGTATCCAAGAGGTTCCCGTACTGGCAGTACACCACGGCGCATGATGAGCGAGTCCGTGAAAGCCACCGGGTGCTGGATGGAAAAATTTTCCTTGCAAGTGATAGCGAATATTATCCACCACTTGGATTTAACTGCCGGTGCAGAGCCATCCCGATCAGCGTTCGACAAGCTGAGAGCAAAGGTATCAAAGGCCCTGATACCGTCACCGCTGAAATGCGGGCAACCCTTGCAAACGCTGATTTTATAGGCGATAAGGTAGGGAACTTCGCCGACTGGTTAAACGTAAAGATGCCTGAACTTCCCGTATCAACACAAACCCTTATTACTGAAAAGCTTGCTGAGATTCAAGGCGATGCACAAGCTGTGCTGTACGATACCTACAAGACCGATAGCAACTACAAGACCATTACCAGCAATACCAACAGTGGACTCTTTGTTGTGCGACATGCGAAAGCAGATAAAGCCGACCTGAAAACAAATCTTGATGCGGCAAAACGGCTGTTCAGTAACGACTATTCCGTAGTAGTACTGCAGCACCAGCTCGGGCAAAACATAAAGAATCCTGAATTCCTCATTATCAAGACAGATGGCACACAATACATCTCAGACCTTAAAACGCCTGACCCGACAAAGTACAACTCCATTGAAAATGGTATAAGGAACTCTTTCCGCACAGCAGCTCGCCAAAAAATTTCTCATGTGACTATTGATATTGTAGCCGACGAATCACTTGAACACATAGCCGTAGGCATCCAACTCGCTTTCGAGAAATACGCACAAATAAGGTCAACCATTATCCTAAAAGGATCGAATGCTGTGGAGGTGACAAGAGCAGATTATATGACGGGAAAAGTGCTCGAGGTTTTGCAGAAAAACCTGGAATAAAAAAAGCGGGTCAGGGAAGACCTTAGCCTTTCCCACGAACTGGCCAGCATTACCCGCACTCGTTCACCCGCAAAAGAATTGTAAACAAAAACCTGTAAAAAACCAACAACAATGGCCGAATTAACCGAAATCCTCCGCGACAGAAGTCATCGACAAGAGGAAATGACCGCTCTGATGCTTAAAATAAAAGCCGAAGATGTCCGATACATCGCTGTTGAAACCCTCGGGAAAACCAATGAAAAAGAAGCCGGAATTGAAGCAAACAAATACCTGACAAAGTCCAAACCTGATGATATTATTGCGGCCTTGCTGGAGGTCGAGAGAATCAAAGGCAAGAAGTATACGGGCGATCTCGCGTATGCCGGCATCCCCGAAACTCTTTATCAGGGAGGTATTTCGCAAGCAGAACTTCCAGAATGGTTAAAATCCTGCAAAGAAACAACCTATTGCAGCGGGCACCGGTACCAACCCCTTCCGAGTCACGATGAAGCCTGGCAAACCTACAGTAAAGTGCACTCTGAAATAATGAGTAAGCGCTTTGCTGCCGAAACCATAAAATACAAAACCCCCGCGGTCAAGTTACTCGATACCGAAATCATTCAAGCCGCAGAATGGGGATTCTGGGATGATATGAGCAAAAATCTAAAGCGTCGCCTCTTTCTCCTTTTACCTGTTGACCGGCAAAAATCAATTAGAGCCAGTAATCTCCAACCAGAAGAAGCAATGAAAGAAACGAGGAGCTATTTCGATAAAATGCAGGAGGTGTTTACATGAGTGGCTATAAAGATTTTATCACCGTTAAAATCGTTGGTCTTGAAGAAGCAAAGTTTAAGCTGAGCGAGATACCCAACGTCATCAATACCGCACTTAAAGACCAGCAAACCCTTGCAGCGATTGGTACCACGCTTGTTTCCAGTGCCGTAGAAACAATCGATACAGGAGGCCGACCAACGCCATACAAGCCACTCGCAGCAAGCACCGTGGCTGCAAAAATCCGTAAGTATAAAAAAGACAGCGGGATACTCATTGGCCGTGGCACAATGCGCGAAAGTCTCGACTATGAAGTCGATGGGGGCCAGCTCTACCTTACCAGTGTTGGATACCTCAAATACCACCAATTCGAAGAAGGCCGCACAAGAGCAAACTTCCCAGCACGGCCTGTCTGGGGAGTCCAGGTAGACGATGCTTCGGGAATTACTGATATAATTATTGCAGGAATTAAAAGAAATTTGTAAGGTTAAGCATCACTCCTTACAGATTATATGTCCTATAAAAACGAACTGCTCGACTTCTTAGCCGCCGAGTTCGGCGACACAGTAGCAAAATCCGTCCAAGAGAACTTCGGCGGTCAGGATATCTATATCCGCATCAAGCCGGACGATAAACAGGCATATATAACCGAATGGTACGGAAAAAAAACCATCCGTGAACTCAGCCGTGAACTCGGATGCAGTATGCGCACCATCCGCCACCGCCTTACACTCCCGATCTCAAAAGGACAGCAAAGCCTCTTTTAATCACCCGTTAAACAGCCATTTAACGACAAAAACCCCGGATTAACGGGGCCTCTTTATCATCTTCATTATTGTTCAGCGAGAAATTTCTTTCTTCTTTCCCGCTTGGGCAATCATCGCATCAAGAGTCCGCTTGATATTACTCACCTTATCCCGCTCAATCCACTCCGGAGTGAGCAGGTTGAACTTGTTCTTCAAAAACGTATGATAAGCCTCCAAGGCAGCTGGCCGGTTTTTCTGCCAGGTCACACTCATCCACATCGCTTCCAGCATCCTCAGTTGTTTTGGCGTTGCCATATCAGCCGACCGGCCACGCAACTCACTGTATGGCTTTGCTTTCCTGAACTGCTTTTTCTCCGGAATAGCATCAACAAGTTTCTGCAAAAATTCACAAACATGCCTGGCATCCGTAATCGACAGATCCTTGCAACTCGCAGCGCCATACCCCCCAAGCAACGCCCGGTAATCATCCTCAGATATACCGGCAAGCCCCTGCAAAGTCTTTACCCTCCTGATCAGCATCGGCGGCAATACCGGGGATTTTACCTGTGTTTCAGTCATTATTCTTCTCCTTGTTTCATTGGTGGGGATGGCTGAATCGAACAACCTTACTGGCTATGGCCCCAATAAACCTCCGGTATCCCCTGTACTGCTCCGCCTAACCCTCTTTCACCGTCACCTTCTCAAGCTTTTCCTCATCAAACAGCACCGTCACCTTCATCCTCCTCATCTTGCTGCAGGCGATCCTTCTTTGATCCGGAGTTTTAATGTCACCCATCATTGCATCATTGCATCATAAATCCCCTGCAGGGCAGTAGGGAAAAACGCGTACTTACGCCCTATATCCCACTTTGGTTTTTTGCTGTTTTTCGCGTGATCAATCCGGAGCATAAACCCGTCATTAACTCGCTCAATCAGAAACTGACGTCCTTTCATATCAGTACCCCTCCTTCAGCAATGCAACCTTTGCTTTCATCCCTTCCTCAATGTCCCCGCCATCCACGTCGCCGGCCATCACAAGCAAATCAACAACAGCAATCATACTGCCGATCTCACGGCCAAGCTTCTGCCTAATAGCACCTGAATCTTTTGACATAATCATCCGGCTTTTGATGCTCAGCACAGCAGACGCATTTGCAGCAAGGTGTTCAAGTGTCCTGGAAAGATCACGATACTTGGGAGCCTTGATCTTTCGCTCAAACGTAGGGTATCCAACTTGCACCGCCATCCCGTTATGACCGTACTCCCTCTCAGCTGCGAGCCGTGCAGTGATGGCATCACTCTTCTCGTCAAAATATTCGTGCCACACCTGCTTTTTACCCTTGTGCAAATAAGCCCGCCACTTGCGTTTTGCCGGGCTGTACGACACGCCGGTGACATTGCGCTCATCAGTCAATGCAATCTCCACACAAGCCGCTGCAGAAGGCATCAGCTGGGCCACCATTGTGGTAGCCCTGATATTTGCTCGTTTCGTTCTCATTAAAATGCCCCTCCTGTCAACCGGCCATCACGATAGTTAAACCCTGCCTCCTCAATTTTCCATCCCAACTCCTTTACCTTCCGTGATGCCGTCTCAAAAAGATAGAACGTGTCACGAATTGCCACACCTAACCATATAAGTGTCCACGCCATAAAAGGACGCATCAGCTCTACACTCCACCGCAAAAAGGTTCTCCATTGATACAGTAAAAGGAGGGTTCCACTGATAATAAAACCGCAAGCCACAAAGAACACGATCTGAGCGGCAAGCGAATGTCCCTGAACACTAATCATAACGCCTCCATTTTAAGTTGATCTTGACTCATTATCTGACAATCCTCTTCCATCTGATTCAGCTCAATCGATGAGCGTACCAGACGGATAACCTTTTGAGACTGTAACGCCGTGGTAAGCAGCACCTGCGCATCATACCTGCCAACAGGAAACGACACCATCAGCTCATCAACCAGCCCATTCACCGCTCCCTTCAACCGAGTCTGCAACTTCATTTCGCACCTCCTGCCGTTTGTGACGTAATCGGCCTCTTCTTCCACCCTTCGCAATGCCCGAAATGAGGTTCATACCCAAACCACTCCGTCCCTGCACGGCAAATCGTCACACCTTCATGCGTAACCAGCGTCATCTTGAAGTCCCCGCGCTTCAGCTCAATCTCGCACGGCATCTTTTTCCCTGCAAGCGTCTTGATGAAATGCATCGGTTTCCCGCAAGCAGGGCACAATAGCACCGGCGAACCGGCAATAAAGGCCTTCAGTTTCACTATCCTGCTGTTATCCCGCAAGGCTTTACCCTGCACCTGTTCGATCTGTCCTTCAATCATTGTGATGCCCTCCGGTTAAAAGATTTTTACAGACTCAGCAGTCTCGAAAATCAACCTGTCCGACAGAGCTTCACCACTCTGCAACTTTGGAAGGAGCTTATAAGTCAATGTCTCAAGAAACCGGGCAGACCCGCCACAAGCCTTTAGAAATGCTGAAGCGTGCCCATTCAACTGCGTAATCTCCGTGGACACAAGATGCTGAACATCGGTCAACCCGAGATCTGCAACCCGCATCCGGAGCTTAAACCGGTCAACCAGGTACTCATGCGACTTCCGTGCCCGCGCAAGCATCGCGAAAAAGTTCTCCTGCCCGATAAAGAGCAGTCCGGATCCAGCCCAATCATTGATCTGACGAACAGCATCGAGCAAATCAAGGCTCAAATTTTCAGCCTCATCAATAATCACCAGGCTTTTTGCCTGCTGCAGCTTGTCGCAAATCTTCACCAGCATTTCATAAGCACTCTTTTCCTGCACATCACAAGGCCCTGCAATGGCCGTCATAAGCTGCTTTCTGGTCATAAATGGCGATGTGCGCACATAAATGACGTTGGTATTGGATGCCGCATACATTTCAGCAGCTGTCGTTTTACCACGGCCACCAACACCGGTAAGCAATCCCATCAGCCCTTGGTTCTGGCATGTCTTTGCCGCAAGAAAAACAGCTTCAGATACCGAAGTAGTAACCCGGCGAAACTTTCGGGCACTCTTGTTTCCGGAGAAAAACCGTTTCTGTAAAATCCTCTCCAAGGCAGACCGAAGCGCAACCTCAAAGGTTTTATCCTCACCGGTTTTCGTGTACCTGCCCGCCATCCAGCTCGACAGCGCCGCACCCGAATAGCCGGCTTCCTCAGCAATAAATTTTCTCGTTACCCCGTTACTACTGACGACCTCAACAAGGCGCCTGACCTCATCAGCCGTCATCTGCTGCACCTCTTCCGCACCAGGGAGAGTTTGCAATGGTGTTTGTGTAGTTTCGTCCATTATGGTATTGTTAAGTGTTAGTGTTGTTGACGTTACCTCGACATTAGCGAACCGGATCAACTCAGGTTTGTGGTTGCCGCCTCAAACCTGTACCGGTTTTAATAATCATCTTCATCCCCGGAACTATAGTATTCAAGCTCTCGCTTGCAGTCCGCAACAGCCCTTTCCTGCTCTTCTTTCGCCGTTAAGCGATACCCGCCATCCGTCCCGGTCATTAGAGCCCTTTCCGCCTCTTTTTGAGCCTGCTCCTCAACTGCTTTAACCTGTTGGCGCACCACATCAGGCATAACTTCCCCCTGGAGAAGCGGGGTAAACCCTTTTTCAGCAGCATTGAGCAATCCTGTTTTTGCTGACCGTCTTGTTGCCCGATGCAGGCTGTTCTTGATGTTTGCAGCCTTATGGTATTCCGCCACATCTTCAGGCGTACCAAGAAACTTTGCCGCTGGATGTATTCCGCCATTCGGGCAGTACTCCTGTGCAAAGCAGATAAACTCACCGTTAGGATGATAGACCGCAACGCCATCAATTCGGTCAAAATCGTACCGGACCGTCAACTCCCGCTGTCCCTTCGCCAAATCGTGCAGCTCAGGAGAGAAATAATTCCTTCCAAAGAGCGTTATCCCATTCCGCTTCAGCGTTCTTGTAATCTGCGGCATCATTAAAAAGGTGAGCTCATCTCTCGAAATCAGCCGTTCCGCAAGGAGATCCTTTTCCCTTTCACGCAAGAGAATCAATCCATCTTCCAGCGCTTCATAAGGGCTTTTTCCACCAATCTTGCTCGTTTTGCTCGTCGGCCGAAGGTTATTTTCGTGCATCCATAGCGCAATCAGGTAATGAGCCTCTGCTATTGTTGGAGCGGTATTGAGCTGAAGCTTTGCTGCTATTTCCCGATGCATATACTCACCACGGCGAAGGTGTGCCGGCTTCATTCCAATGGATGTACCGGTATAGTTTGGCATACTTCTTTCCATTTCAGCAAAGTTTCCCCAGAACCGCTCAATCGTCTTCTCTTGGCCGTTGTATGGCTTCGAGTAGTTAACCCCTTTGAACCCAAACGGCTTGAGCTGATCATAAAGGCCAATACCGCCGACTGCCTCCATCGTCAGCCCCTTCAAGCCATTGAAATATCTTGATTTGAAGGCTTTTCCATTATCAATGTTCATCACCCGAGGCACAAAAGCCAAAGCATCTTCACCCGTTAGGATGTTCCCCAGCCAAAGCATACTCCGACGCAGGGACGAAGAAATCGCGGCCGTATTTTCGCTTGGCATTATCTCCCATCCAAGTATTGCCCTTGAGTACTGATCTTGGTGGCTGATAAGCATCATCCGCATCGGCTTCCCTGACACGGGATGCTGGATCTGAAACGCAATCTTATGGCCATCCGAGACCATCACATCACCAGGCAAAATCCTGTCATTATTCCTCTTGATGAAAGGCGCACATTTGTCGTTATAGGCTTTTTCACCTTCGCGAGCCATTACCACCTGCGCTTCATTATTGATATTGTACTCTCTCAGGAACCGGCGCACCCGTCTTTCAGTAACTTGCTCAACACCTCGTTCGTAGAGCTTTCGGTTCACCTTACGCACCACTTCTGAGATTTTTGGCTGATTTCCGTGAAGGTAGTATGCAAGTATCATTTCACCCTGCTCCATAGAGATACCGACGACAGCCGATCCCTCTCGAGTATATCGGTAGCTCGGAGCAAGGGAAGATGGCTGCCCTTTATTTGCCCTCAGCGTCTTGATCCAGAGGTCAATAGTTTTCCATGTCGTACTTCCAAGTCGTTCGAGCAATACCGGCCACTCTCCAGCGGCATACCGGGTAATAAACGACTCCTTGGCATCCAATATTTTTCCGTGCTGAGCCTTTGCGATCGCCTTTTGATAAGCAGTTACCAGATCGTATCGATCCAACGCTTTTTGCCGCTGTTGTCCGCTCATTTCATCGAACGGCTTGCAGGTTTTTTCCGGAAATTCTTCCACCTTTTCAGGCATAAAACCGTGCTCTTTCCGCCACCGCATTTGAGCATCAATCGGCAGAGATGAAAGCGCAATTCGGTACTGCATTCCACCATTCTCCTGGACAATCTGAGTGACGTATTTACCAGCCTTACGATTCTTGTGTATGGCTACTTTTGAAATTCCAATAAGGTTAACACCTTCAGAAACTGAAATCCAGACTTCATTTCCTTCTAACCGATTGTATCTTATTGAGTTATTACAGGTGTTAACCTCATTATTTAGATTTACACCTTGGTTTACAGCTTGGTTTACACCTTTTGCTTGGTGTTTCATTCCAGGAAGTAATACGATGATGTTGCTCAT